ATTAAAACGACTGCTCAGACGCCTGCTGGTAACGGCATCGTTGTAGGCACCGTAACCGGCCCAGCGTATTCTGGCGGCGCTTCTACGGTAAGTGGAGCACCAACGACTGCCTGGACGCTTACGAGCGGCTCAGCTGCTTTTACGGAAACAAACCTAAAAGATGCTATCCGCAATATGTATCAAAAGGGCGGTGAGCCTAAGATGATGCTTGTTTCGCCGGTCAATAAGACCCGCGTTTCTGGCTTCGCTGGCTTGTCTCAGACGCGCGTTAATACCGATGTTAAGAATGGTAATGCTACCATTGTTGGCTCGGCTGACGTTTATCTGTCCGACTTTGGTGCGCTCGATATCGTTCCTTCGCTCTTCTGTAACGGTGCATTCGCATACTTTGTAGATCCAGATTATGCGAAGGTTGCTTATCTGCGTCCGTTCCAGCGCACTGAGCTGGCACGCACAGGCGATAGTAAGCGTTCGCAGCTTCTCTGCGAATACACGCTTGTTATCAACTCGCCTTACGCTCACGCAGTTGTAGCGAATATTACGAACAGCTGATCGTAACTTACATCAACTACCAGAAGGGTCGCTTCACAGCGGCCCTTTTTTTATGGGCTAAACAATGGCTGAGAAATACCGTCAATTAGACGACCCCAATTTTGATTACGATCCAGTAAATGGTGTTCGTCAGCGTCTTGTTATTGATAACGAAGGCGGTATGCACCTCGAAGCAACTCAGGATGTTGATCACATTCTGAAAGCTGCTCACGAAAGCAGAATGGAACATTCAAAGCACGAGCGACTTGGCGACGATGTAAAGATCGCGTCAATCCCGATGCTTATTCAATCAGATTTAGTCGCAAAAGGCATCTGGCAAGACAAAAAGCGCTTGTTTCAGTGGCTGATGAATGAAGGCCGACCGTTCCTTACAAGGGATATTTCGCTTTGACAGTCTTTGCTAACCCAACATTTACGGCTGACTTTCAAGGCCTCTGCAATAAGATCGCAGATACTTTGAACCGGATGGATATGACGGCTGTTATTCCAGATTTTGTTACGTTAGCAACTGCACGCATTCAACGAGATATGGCTAGGGTTAAACACCCATTTATGATTAACCGCGCTCAAGCCTCGGTTATTGATAATTATGTCCCGATGCCGCTTGATTTTGTATCTGTCTATCAGCTGATGGATCAGAATACATCGAATGCAATAACATATATTACGCCAGACCAATCAATGACGGTTCAATCATTAGGATGGAACCCAGACCAATCACCTTTACCAATTATTCCACCTTATTATTCCCCGATTGGAAACCAAACATATTATACAATCGTTGGTAATAGACTGAGAATTATTCCTGCGCCAGGTCAAGAAGCGCCAGAGCAATTAGACCTTTGGTATTACGCTCGGCTTAATCCATTAAATAATCAGACGACAACCAACTGGGCGTTGTCTCGTTACCCAGATTTATATCTTTACGGCGCGCTTGTGCATACGGCTCCGTATCTAAAGGCAGATGAGCGCATACCTGTTTGGGATAGCGCCTATCAGACAATCTTAAAAGACATTGAGGTTGAGGCAGATCGCGCCACAAGGCCGCAATCTAAACTCGTTGCCGCACGTCGCAGTTTCTAAAAGGAACATCTTATGCCTGCTACTCAGATATCATCTCTAACTCCAGATACGGCTGCTGCTGTTACCACATCAGACACTGCGCCTAATGTTTTCACGCGCTTGTATGTTGGCGGCGCTGGAAATCTTGCAGTCGTAACTGAGGCTGGAAACACAGTCACCTTTACTGCTGTTCCTGTCGGCACGCAGTTAGAAATCCGCGTCAAACAGATTTTGGCAACTGGAACCACTGCAACGAATATCGTTGGAATGCTTTAAGGGATTATAGAAATGGCTGTAACTTACAACGCTACACTTAAAACTAATCGTATGCAGTTAGTTGCCGACTTGATTGCTGGTAAAACGGCAGCTGCTTCTACAGGAACGGCAACTGCTGGCGTTCTTGTAATTGGAACGTCTGCACTTTCTGGCGCTACCGGCGTTTTAGCTTCGTTTCCATTATCTACGACGCCCGGAACTGTTGCTGGCGCAGTGTTGACGATATCTGGCACACCTTTGACTGCCACAGCTACTGGAACGGGAACGGCTGCTCTTGCTGAAATCCGTAACAACTCTGGAACGGCAGTTGTTTCTGGCCTGACTGTAGGAACAAGTGCAGCAGACATTATCATTAACGCCACATCAGTCTCTGTAGGTCAGTTGGTTTCATTAACCTCTGGCACGATTACCCACGGCTAATAAAGCGAGCGCCAAGCAATGGTGAAACTTTACAACCGAGCAAAAATGTCCACTGCCACAACTGGCACTGGAACTATCACGCTTGGCTCTGCGTCTCCTGGCTATCAGTCGTTTGCATCAGCTGGCGTAGCTAATGGTGACACTGTTAGTTATGTTATTGAACAAGCCTCAGATTTTGAATACGGCACCGGCGTATATACCTCGTCAGGCACAACATTAACTCGCGTATTAGGTCAGTCTAGCACTGGTTCGCTGTTAAACCTTTCTGGCTCTGCAACTGTATTCTTAACGGCATTAGCTGCTGATATTGTAACGACAGGGGGCTCTCTAGGAACGCCATCATCTGGCACTTTGACGAATGCCACTGGCTTGCCTCTTACAACCGGCGTCACTGGCACATTGCCGGTAGGTAATGGCGGCACTGGCGCAACAACGCTTACGGGTATTTTAAAAGGTAACGGCACATCTGCCTTTACTGCCGCAACGGCGGGAACGGATTATCTTGCCCCGCCTTCTGGCACAGCAATATTAAAAGCAAATAGCGGCGGCGCTCTTGCTAACGCTACGGCTGGAACGGATTACGTTGCACCAAGTGGCGTATTAGGAACTCCGTCAAGCGGCACTTTGACAAACTGCACCGGCTTGCCTGCTTCTGGTGTCACTGGGTTAGCCACCTCGGCGACTACTGACACAACGAATGCCTCAAACATTACCTCAGGCACGTTAAGTAATTCCCGTCTTTCCGGCGTCTTGCTTGCCTCTAACAATCTTTCTGATGTTACGGCGGCAACCGCAAGGACGAATTTAGGACTTGGCTCGGCTGCGACATTAACGGCTGGAACGAGTGCGAATAATCTTGTCCAGTTGGATGGCTCTGCAAAGCTCCCAGCTGTAGACGGTTCTCAATTAACGGGGATATCTGCAGGCGCAACTGGCGGCTCTACAGACAAAATATTCTGGAATAACGGTCAAACCATAACGGCGAATTACACTGTTCCTGCTTCAACAAATGCAGGCACGTTTGGGCCTGTTACAATTAATTCCAGCATAACAGTGGAAATTAGCTCTGGTTCCAACTGGATAGTGATATAATGCCTTTAATAATTAAACCCTCATCCGGCTCTGGCTCTGCTACGCTTGTTAGCGTAACCGGCACGACTACGAATGATACGCTGACGCTGCCAGCGGCTACGGGAACTGTGGCGCTTACAGCAAGCCCAACATTTACAGGAACGACAACTACTGGCGCTCAAAGCGTCGGCGGTAATATTACGTTTACTGCTGCCAATGCAGGTATTACTTTTAATAATACAAGCGGCCTGACAAATTCCTTGTTAAATGATTATGAAGAGGGAACGTGGACGCCTGGAAATCAAGGATCTGGTGTTACAGTTACAGCTAATAATCCCGCAACCTATGTTAAAATTGGCCGGATGGTCACAGTCAACGCATTTATAACAATTGGCGCTAACTCAAATACTAACGCTCTTTATATATCAGGCTTGCCATTTGTGGTGTCCAATTATTTTTCTGGAGCTATTGGTTATAATACCAACGCAACATTTCCAGATAGGAGTTTGCTTACTGAAAACGGAGGGGCATATTTTGGAATTAGAAACCCATCGGCATTTCGAACCTGGGCTAATTATAGCAGCACAGATATGATATTTACTTGCACCTACTTCGTATAATTAGGACAATCAAATGTCACTAACAGAAACAAAAGTCATAGACCAAATCACCGTTGTAGAAAACGGCGTTGTTCTTGTGCGTGAAGCAACACGTATTTCGCGTGATGGGGTTCCGTTTACTGAAACGTATCACCGCACAAGTTATACGCCAGGACAAGATTTAACTGATGTTCCAGCAAATGTCGTTGCAATCTGCAATGCTGCTTGGACGCCAGAGGTTATTGCTGCGTATCAAACGCAACTCGCGGGGATTGAATAATGCCATTAACTTTATCTGGCACGAATGGCGTCTCTGGGATTGACGGTTCGGCAGGAACGCCAACTGAGCGCGGCAGCGATGCTGATACGGGCGTATTTTATCCCTCGGCTGGCAATATTGCTATTAGCACAAACGGCACTGAGGCGTTACGGGTTGATAGCAGTCAGAATGTGGGTATTGGCCGAAACAATCCGGGTGGCTATGCAAAATTAGCTATTAGCTTTAGCGCAGCCGACGCGACTAATAACAATACTGGTTTGGGTTTAGACGTTACAACCGCCACAAGCGGCGCTATATTCGTGCAGTTTTATAACAACTCTGGCGCGGGTATAGGCTCAATATCAAGGAACGGCGCCACAAACGCTATTCTTTACAACACTTCATCCGATTATCGGCTCAAAGAACAGATTGCACCTATAACGGACGGCCTGCAAAAGACATTAGCGTTGAAACCCTCTAAGTGGGTGTGGAAGGATTGCGACGGGCAAGCCGGTGAGGGATTTATCGCTCACGAGGTTCAAGCTATCGTTCCAAGCGCCGTCACGGGTGAAAAAGACGCTGTAGACGACGGTGGCAAGCCAAAATACCAAGGCATAGACGCTTCGTATTTGGTTGCTACATTAACAGCCGCCATCCAAGAACTCTCCGCAAAGAACGACGCACTAGAAGCGCGCATAGCCGCTTTGGAGGCTAACTGATGTCCACACTCCGCGTTTCTACAATTCAGAACGCCTCTAGTTCTACCGCTAACCTCACGCTAGATGCTTCTGGCAACGCTACCGTTGGCGGTATGGTTGCGCCTGCTTATAGCTTTAAGCGCAATCGTATCATAAATGGAGATATGGGCGTCTATCAGCGTGGCTCTGTAGCGGCTACGACCGCAGGCGCATATACTTTAGACCGTTGGTTTGTGACGCCTACTGGCGCGACTGTTACGGTTACGCAAAGCACCACGGTTATTCCGACTGGCTTTGCTGATAGTCTGAATGTCGCCAGCGCGGCATCTGTCACCAACGTCGCTGTTCGTCAGCGTATTGAGAGCGTGAACACGCAGGACTTGGCAAGCGGCGTTCAGGTTACGGTGTCGGGCCGTATTTATCAAAGCACTGGTTCGGCAGTTACGACTGCGACGATTGCGCTTGCTGCGCCGACTGCCGCTAACAATTACACATCTACCACATCGGCTGCGACGACTTACACACTACCAAGTATTGCTAACGCCACTTGGACAACTTTTAGCAATACGTTCACGCTGACAACAAGTTGCGTGAATGGCCTGCAAGTTACTATTGCGCTTGGCACAGGGCTTACAACTGGGTCTTTCAACCTTACTGGCGTCCAACTAGAAGTCGGCTCAGTCGCCACTCCGTATGAGCGGCAGATTTACTCCGAGCAGTTGGCGCAGTGTCAGAGGTATTTACCGTATTGGAAAGCATCTGGCGCTCCTCAAGTATTTGCGCCCGGTTATACTTACGCAACAAATACAGGTGTAGCTATTTTCCAGCTTCCAGTTGCCGCGCGAGTTAGCCCAACTGGAATTGTTGTATCGGCTGCCAGTGATTTTTACGTTCAAGCAAGAGCAACAACAACATTATCGTCTATGACTTTTTCTGACGCAACACCGTATACTGGTTCCGTCACGCTTGGCGTGGCAGGAACACCATTAACCGTGTGCGACGGCTGTAGATTAGCTTCGGCTACCAGCAACGCAGTTATATATTTTACAGGGTGCGAGTTATGAGCGATCCAGTTTGGCAATATGCTAATGCTGACCACACTATTGTATGGCGCGAGTGGCCTGATGGGCGTCAGGAAAGCTGCCTCGTTGAAGTAATCCAAGAATGGATCGACACAGGCAACACGCCTAACCCATACGTCCCACCTCCAGAACCCGCTCCTTTAACGCCACAAGAGAAGCTCGCGGCGGCGGGGTTGAGCGTGGATGAGCTAAAAACATTAATAGGTCTTTAATATATCGCCGCTTGAGGTTTGCTAAATGCTAGGATTTTCGCCAATAGCGGCTGCGCCTTTAGCCTCTACGGGCGTATTAGGCAATCCTGCTGTTCTTGCTGCTACAGAAGCTAAAGACACTCTAAACTTTTCTATCAATAACCAGAATATTGTTCTTGCGGCTGTTGAAGCTCAAGATGTTACAGACTTTAATTTTGAGATACGAAGCACTGCATCATTTGCAGTTACTGAAGCGCCGGATACTTTTGAAGGCCTGCTGTTCTTTGCAATACTTGGATACATAGAGGCTACAGAAGCGCAAGACACAGCGTCTTTTGCTGCTAATAATCAAAACATATATTTTGATTTAACTGAAGCGCCTGACGTTGCCGCATTTAATATACAAATGACGGGAACGATAGCTATGTCGGCTGTAGAGACGCCGGATAGCTATTCACAAAAAGCATACATCTTATGGCTTGAACCAGATCAGCCGGATGACCCAACAATCTGGGTGCCTAAAAACGATCCCGCACCTTACCTGACAACGGTGATATAATGGCAAACACTTACACCCCTACCTATAACCTCATACAGCCGGAGGTGGGTGCCGATACAAACGCGTGGGGAACCCACGTTAACACAGATTTATCGACAGTTGACACGCATATGCTGTCACGCGCTTTGACAACATCTCAGACTGTTGCCGGCCCAATGGTTTTTTCTGCTGCACAGACATTTTCTTCAACGATTAATGTGTCTGGGTTGGCAACTTTATCAACGGTAAATGTTACTAGCACTGCTACATTTGCAACAATCAACTTAACTGGTGCAGCAACATTTGGGACAACCCTTGGTGTGACAGGGGCTGTTAATTTATCAAGCACTCTTGCTGTTGGTGGCGCGTCAACTTTTACTGGGGCCGCTACATTTAACGGCGCAGTTACGGTTCAAACTCCAAGCGCCTCTGCAAACCCAACAACTAAGACTTACGTTGATACTGCTGATGCCTTAAAGCTTAATCTGGCTGGCGGCACGATGTCTGGAAACTTAACAATCCAGAATACATCCCCAACTGTTGTTATGGCTGATACGGACAACGGCACATTCCAAGTGCATTGCAACAGCGGCCTTATTGGGTTTTTAGGAACATCAGGCGGTTGGATCAGCAGAACTGATAATAGCGGTAATTTTGTTGCTACAGGAAACGTCACAGCTTACTCGGATGCCAAACTTAAAGAAAACGTAAAAACAATTCAAAACGCGGTTGATCTCGTAAACCAGATGCGTGGCGTTTATTACGATCGTATTGATACAGGCGAGGCTGGCGTTGGCGTCATAGCTCAAGAGATCCGCGATATTGTTCCAGAGGTTGTAAAAGAGAATGACGGCACACTGTCTGTAGCATACGGAAATCTTGTAGGCGTTCTTATCGAGGCCATTAAAGAGCTATCTAATAAGATCGAGCTTATGGAGAGCAGATAATGGCGATCGTTATAATACACGCGCCAGATTATCCAACTTACAGATATGAAACGCGTGCATTAGAGGAAAAAGGTTATTCTTTCGTTGATAGATATTTCACGAAGGTGTTAGACGTTCCAGATCCTAATCAACCAGATGAAAGCACCCAATATCCAGGCGTTTTCTCAGTAATAACATTCTCAACGCCAATACCTAGCGGTAAACTGTTTGGCGATGAAATTACAGAGTATCGCTATTCTAAAACATTATCTGACTGGACATCTGATGGCGTTACAGTTGCAGAACCAGTAATTGGCGCTTTGTATAACTGTCAGTATCCGATTGGTGGCGAAATACAATGACGGTTCCTACAACTAATATAAGTATGAGCGACATCAAAGCCGAGTTTGGCTTGGGTGATACATTAACAAATTACTATGGAATACGTTGGTTTAACACAAGCAATTATCGTGGATATTTACAAACATCTGGCCCAATATCATTTTCTGATTTTGCTGGTAAGAGAAATAATAGTCCAGTTGTTGCTGGTAGCACAACTTTATATAATAATCAGACTTGGACAATTCCTTTATTTAACAATTTTAATGTAACTGTTGTTAGTGGACAAGGTGGACAAGCAGGACAAAGTGGAAACCTTACGTCTGGTGGTGCAGGCGGTAATGGTGGGATTACCTATTTCCACGGATATGTGCAAAGCCCAGAAGGCCCAGGCGGTCAGCCAAGCCTTGGAGGTGGTTCTCAGGCGTCTGCTTCATTCTCGCTATCTGTAACTGACGCTAATCAATATTCTGTATTAGCAAATCAGGGTGTAGGTGTTGCTGTAACAATTGGCGGTGTTGGTGGCGGCGGTGGCGGCGGCAATAACTTACAATATGAGTGTGTCTGCACAGCTTATTGTAGTTGTGGTTGGGGATGCGCTTATTGTTGCGCGACGTCTTGTGGATATGTGACAAGAACGCTCTCAAGCGGTGCGGCTGGAACAAATAATGGCTACGTGTCAATTTCTTGGTCTTGAGGGAAATAATGCCTTTTGTTCCAATTAAATTTCCTCCTGGTGTTGTTCGACAGGCAACCCCAAATGACGCGCCAAACACCTGGTGGAATAGTTCTAACGTTCGCTGGCTAGCTGGCAGTATTATGCCAATCGGCGGCAACACTCGTATTTCATCTGAGCCACTACCGTCTCCTGTAAGAACGCTATTCCAATGGCGAGATAATGCAGCAAGAGAATGGACGGCTATAGGTCACGAAAGCGGTGTAAGCGTTCTATTTGGTTCTTTGACAGATGTTACCCCATTATCGTTTATTGGTATGGATGCTATTGCTGGTGGCGGTTACGGTTCTCTTGATTGGGGAACTGATGAGATCCCGATTAGCGATCCATCTGGAACCACAATTGCGTCATCTGCAACTGTTACGATTACTAACGCTTCTCCAGCAGTTATTACTTGGACAGACCACGGACTTACATCTGATGACGTTGTAAAATTCACCACAACTGGAACGCTGCCTAGCGGTCTAGTTGTTGGTACTGCTTATTATGTAATACCTGTATCAACAAACACATTTAGGGTCTGTTTAGCATCTGGTGGCAAGAATGGAGCTCCAATAAATACATCAAGTGCAGGTTCTGGAACGCATACAGCAAGCTGGATTGTAGGTCAGGATAATTATGGAAGGCAGCGGAGCTCGAACCCACCAATTTTCCGTAAGCCAGACCATTGGAGCTTTGGATCGTTTGGTTCTGATCTGCTTGCTATGTGTTCATCAGATGGCCGCTTGTTGCATTTAACGCCTACAACTGGCGTTGTTCCTAAGATGGACGTTCCATCGAATGCCCCTACAGGCAACTACGCTATGGCTGTAACGGCTGAGCGTGCAGTTATGTTGATGGGAGCAGGTGGTAATCCTCGCCGCGTAGCCTGGTCTGACTTTGAAAACTACAACGGCTGGACTTTTAACGTAAGCACAGGTCAGGCTGGTTATATTGACCTTGAGGCATCGTCGCCAATTATTACAGGCGTGCGCGTTAAGGAAGGCGTTTTGGTTCTAACGCAACACGAATGTTTTCTGGTGCGATATGTAGGTGCGCCGTATTTCTATGGCGTAGAGAAACTAGGTTCTACAACCTTCTCAGCGCCTTGCGCGATTGCATCTGGAGGCTCTTACACAGTCTGGTTTGGTGAGAGTGGTTTCTGGGTTTACTCAGGCGGCGCTATTCGCCTTCTCGATTGTCCAATGTTTGGCGATATCAAACAGAACTATGACCCATTATATGGGAACTACCGATCTCATATGCACGAGAACGGTGCATTTCCTGAGTTTTGGTTTGATTATGTAGATATACACGCCCCAGACGGTGAGCCAAATAATTACGTTATCTGGAACTATGCAGATAATGTCTGGATTAGAGGTCAAAGAAATGTAACGGCAGCTGTTGGAGCTGTTACGGCTAGTTATCCTCTTTTGGCTAAGACAGATAACAACGTCTATCAATATGAAGACGGCTGGACTGATGATGGAACATCTAGAGTTGGTAGCGTATGGGCTGAAACGTCTGTTTTAGATTTTGGCCAGGGCGATAATTACGTTGAGATCAATCAGGCTCTAGTCGCTAGCGATCCAGACAGTGACGTTAATAATTATCAAGTTAAATTTAAATCAAAATATGCGCCTGGTCAGAATGAGGTAGAGTTTGGGCCATATTCTCCGAGGGCTGATGGCTATACTGATACACGCGTATCTGGCAGAGATATTAGATTGCGAATTGAAGCAACAAATGACGCCTATTGGAGTGTTGGTCAAATCCGATTTGATGTGAACAAAAATGGTGGCCGAAGATGACGGTATCAAAACCATTACCGCAACCGTCATTTGGCACAGTCCCTAGACAATATGATGCAGGCTATTTCTCAGCCTTTATGTCGCTACTGTCTAGAAGATTGAGCCTACTTGCTGGCCCAAACATTGTGCAGCAGCAAATATTACTACAGGCTCCTAATGGGACTGTGTATGAGGTGACGGTTAATAACTCTGGTGTGATTACCACAGCTGTAGCAACGCGTGGCGATGTCCAGCCACCAATCTAGTTTACCGGCTCTTTTTGATAAGGCCTTAAAACTCGGCGGCAACACACACACAAGAGAAGATATTGCGGAAGGTATCAAGTCAGGTCGCTTCCAATATTGGGGCGATGATAAATGCTGCCTTGTCACTGAGATAGTTCAATATCCTCAGAAACGCACGCTTCATCTTTTTATAGCTGCTGGCGAACTAGACCGGCTCCTAGAGCATTACTTACCAAAGGTGAAAGCGTTTGCCGCTGAGCATCAATGCTCCGCACTGACAAGCGTATCACGCAAAGGGTTTCTGAAAAGATTTCCGGCATATGGCTTCAAGCCAAAGTGCATAACCTTTGAACTACCCATAGAGGGAACTGAAAATGTCTAAAGGCGGTAAAAACAACAATGGGTATACCTACGCCCCGCCTACTGTGCAGGCATCTAATACTGCTACAACTAGCAATCAATACATCCCACAGTGGTTGACGAACGCCTCTCAATTTGGCGTTACTAACGCGCAAAATATTATCAATAGTGGGACGCCTCAATATAACGCGCCGCTAGCCGTTGGAATGACGGGTGATCAAGCTGCTGCAGGAAATCTGATTAGAAATAATGTGGGCGCATATCAGTCATATTATGACGATGCATCAGACGCTATCAAGAACTCATTCACGCCAAACGATCCAAAAACATTGGCATACGGTCTATCTGGCATAGGCCAGTATATGAACCCTTACATTGATAAGGTTGTTAATAGTGTAAGCGACATAAGCAAAAGAAATCTCGACAGCGCACTAACTCAAACAGCTGATCAGGCGTTAGCAGCTAAAGCTTTTGGCGGCTCACGCCACGGCGTGCAAGAGGGCGTTGCTACCGCTCAAAACAATCGCAATACAAATGATCTGGTCGCTAACTTGCTTTCATCTGGATATAATAATGCTGTGAATTTTCTGGGCCAGGATGTTCAAACACAAAACAGTATGCAGCAGCTAAATAGACAAAATGCTCTTGCTGGCGGTCAGGCTCTTTCAAATCTCGGAACAGCAAATAGAGCGGCTAATACTGCAGACATTAACAATCTTCTTACCTATGGCGGTCTTGAGCAGCAAACAGGACAATCTGCACTCGATAAGCTCTACGGACTTTGGCAATTCCAGACGCAATATCCACTGCAGGCTCAGCAAGTATATAACCAAACTGTCTCGTCTGCACCGCACGACACAAGCTCTACCGGCACATCTTCGACGAGCAGTATTGGTTGGGCTCCCGTTCAGCAGCAAACGTCAAGCCCGTTAATGACAGGACTTGGTGGCGCAATGGCTGGCGGTAAAGTCGGCAGTTATTTCGGCCCAGCAGGCGCTGGCATAGGTGCTATTGGGGGCGGCTTATTGGGGCTTCTTTCATAATGGATAACCAGCAACAAGCATATCAATATTTAATTGCACAGGGCTACACGCCAGTAGCTGCTGCAGGCATCGTTGGAAACCTTGTGCAAGAGAGTGGCGTTAATCCTACAGTCAATCCTGGCGACAGTGGTTCTGCCCACGGTATCGCTCAATGGAGAGGCGATCGTTGGTCTGGCCTACAAGATTACGCAAGGCAAAACAGAGGCTCGGTCAATGACCTCAATACTCAATTAGGATATCTCGATTACGAGCTCCGTAACCGTTACGGCGACACGTATCAAAAGCTGATGTCAGCTCGATCGCCTGGTGATGCGGCTGGAGCTTTTGCATTAGGTTACGAAAGACCAAAGGGCGCAGAGACGGGGATAGCTTCTAATGTTGACGGCTGGGACAATCGTCTTAATGCAGCTCGGTCTATCTACGGCTCGCCTGTAAGCTATCAGCAGACAGCTAAAGCTGCAGCTCCTGCCGCTCAGCCAAAAACGATTGAGGATCTTTTAAATGCAGATCCGATGCAGCAGGCCGTTGGATTACTCGGCAAGCCCAAACAGCAAGTGCAACTAGCTCAGCAACAGAGCGACGATTTCTCGCGCGTTATGAATGATTTTCATCAGCGTCAGCATATGGCGTCGATGCAAGGCCTATTAGGGGGACAGTAAAATGAATTTTGCCAGAGATATTTTACCGCTCCTAGTTGCCGGCGGCGGTATGGCTGCAGCTTATAAGTCAGGAATGTTTGAAGATCCGGCACAAAAGGCCAACGGCAATATTATGGATAATATGCGCCGAGGCCTTAACGCAGACGGCACACCGAACACAAATGAGGGTTTCCCAGGAGCAGTTGGAGCTCCTATGCAGCTCCCAGGAGCAAAGCTCGGCGGCAATCCATTAGCTGGATCTGCGCCAATTCCTCACGCTCAACCAGCATTCGTTAGCCCGTCTCAAGCTTTCAGAATGCCACTGCAAATGCAGGGCGGTCAGCAGCCTCCTCTCTTAGCTGCAGGCGCTGGGCCACAGCCTATGATGGCGCAAGAGTGGGCCTATCCAAACTCAATGCAGGCGCTGTTAAAGACGCCACAACAGCCAACGCAGTGGGCTAATCCTGCAAACATCAACTACGGCTTGCTCGGAAATTCGAGGGTTGGATAATGATTGACTTGTCAGAATTTCAGCAACGCTTGCTGGGCTTTCCGGCTCAAATGTTTGGTGTGTCTCAGCCTGCACAACCTGTTAATGGTCAGAATGCAACGGCATCAGCATTAGCACAGCCAACACTACAGCAATTACAGCAGCAGGATATGCAAGAGGCTGGATCTCAAAGATTGGGACAGCTCGGTATGCTGTTGCTTGCAGCTGGCCAGCGTATGACGCCGAGAGAGCGCGCGACAATTCTTGCGCAAGCGCCACAGTATATGGGCGGGATGCAAGAAGATGTCGCCAAAGCGGCTCAAGCTCGACTGCTCGGCGCGCAGTCTCAAGAGGCTCAAAACGAGCTGCAGAGACGACAAGAAATTAGCGAAAAGCTTAACGATCCAGAGTTTTTAAATGGAATTGGAATGACGCCTGCGCAGGCAAGATTATTAGGCGCTGGTGGCATTCAAGCTGCTCTGCAGGCACGCGCGTCACGAGATCCACTACAGGAATCTTATCTGATGGCGCAGATCCAAAAGATGAGCGCTCCAGAGTGGAAGGTTACGGGGCAGAATGAATTTGGTCAGCCTCAATATAATCTCGTTTCCCCTAACGGTCAGATTGTCACGCCTGCCGGCTCCAATGGTCAGCAACCTGGCGGCGGCATTGGCAGTGTAATGGATGAGGTTAAAGGTCTGCAGGGCAGAGAGGTTATTGACAAGCTCAAAGAGAATAATCCTGGGCTTGCAAATCAGGTTGATGCGATTGCAAGCGGTCGCGTTCCATTCACGACATCTTTGATGAAGGGGCCGCGCGGCGAGATGCTTGAAGCTCTCGTCAATATGGTTGATCCAAATTACTCGACAACGACATTTGAAACGCGCAAAAAGACTGCAACAGGCTTTGCAAGCACTACGCCAGGCAGCGCAGGCGGTCAGGTTGTGTTTGGCAATACGGCTATCAAGCATTTGCTCGAATTGCGTAAAGAGGTTGATAATTTGAATAATTATCAGGGTTTCCCTGGATCTTATTATGTCAATAAGATTGGAAACGCTGGGCGTGAAAGTAGCGGTCGATCTGCAAATATTGCGCGTTGGAAAGCGACATCTCAAAATGCGGCAGATGAAATTGCTAAATTCTATGGCGCTGGCGGCGTAGAAGATCGCGCCAAAATCGCTGCACTCTTTGATCCAGCTCGCGGCCCTGATGAATTGCGCGCCGTTATTGATGAGCAAATTAAAGATCTATTTGCAAAAACCTCAAACCTCGAAAACCAATACAAAGAGGGGATGGGGCCGTATGCGGGTGATAAAAAGATTATCTATGATGACACTCGCGACGAGCTTTTAAAAACATACAGAAAACCAGAACAGCAAGATTTGCCTTCAGGCGTTTCGATTAGAAGGGTAAATTAAATATGCCCACTTTTGAGATTTCCCTACCTTCTGGCGAGAAATATCACGTTGACGCGCCTGATGAGAATACAGCCTATGCAGCTCTTCGAGGTCAACACTCAGAGTTAGACAAATATCATCAGAGAGCTCGTGACCTGATTAATGATCAGGCGGCAAAGGGCAGGGATATCTCTGGAGGCTATTTAGATAAATTTCTCAAGGGCGCAACGATGGGCTTTGGCGATGAGCTCGTCGCCGGCATGCGAACAGGACTTGGGGCTGTTGCTGATCCGCTAAGACACATTGGCGATCCAAATTACAAAAGCGTTCCTCTCGCCGAGCGATATAATTACGAAAAAGCTCTAGAAGATGAGAGAGCAAAGGACGCTGACAAAAGGACGGGAGCTCTCGGAACTATAGCAGAGCTCGCCGGCGGTTTAGGAACAGGCGTTGGCGCAGCTAGAAGCGGCTACACTTTACTAAAGCAGGGACAGACGCTTGGCCAAATGGCTCGCGCAGGGGCTTTAGAGGGCGCTGGATACGGTGCAGTTTCTGGAGCTGGTGAAGGTGATGGAATAAGCGATCGCTTACGGAAAGCCTTCTCTGGCGGCGTAGCTGGCGCTGCATTAGGTGGCGCATTGCCGTTAGCTGCCGAGGGTATAAAAGTAGCTGCTGCTAAGCCTTTATCCAACATTTTGGCAACGCGAGATCCGCAAAGCGCAGCAGTTGCCAGACTTGCAGAGGATCTACAGTCGTCAGGAAAATCGATCGATCAGGTTAAGCTTGAGATCGACAACGCAAACGCTGCAGGCATACCTATCACGCTTGCCGATGTTATGGGCAAGGAAGGTCAACGACGCCTCTACACAGCTGCTGGCGCCAGTGGCCCAGGACGCGACTATGCAACAACATTTTTAAACCGCAGGCAGGCCGGTCAGGCAGATCGTGTCAGTAACATTCTAGACGAGGGTTTAGGGCTGGATCAATTAGGGCGCCCGACAGCTCGCCGTTACGAAGAAGCTTTAACGCAAGTAAGAAAAGACGCTGCAGATATAAATTATCCAGCGGCTAGACGAGGCGCTGGAGAGGTAGATGTTTCACCTGTCGTCGATTTTGCAAACACAAATTTAGTTCCAAGTGCAAATCCAGCAAGAGAAAATAGCGTTGAAAGAGCTGTATCTGACGCAGTTTCATTTTTAAGGGGCGAAGAGGGTGACATCAGTAACTTTAATCAAGCTCTGCAGGCTAAAACAGAAATACAGGCTATTTTAGATAAAAATCCAAGAGCCTCGTATATTCTGGGGCCAATGTTGCAGAGGCTTGATGCGGCATTAGCAGATGCGTCTGCTGGTTATCGCAGAGCGAATGATACATTTGCGCGTCAATCAGGAGACATAGAGGCCATTGTAGCTGGCCAGGATGCTTCTAAGGGCGGCAGATTTGCAAACAATGTTGCTGACTATAATGCTTTAAGCCCACAGGGTCAGGGAAGCTTTCGTGTTGGCTATGGCGATGTGAAGCAGGGTCAGCTTGAAAAATATCGCTCCGGCAGAAATGCAGCAGATTGGCTTTTAACACCAAAGACTGAGGCTGAGCTTGGCGCAATGTCTCAGTATCAAGGCCCAACAGTCCCCGGTGGAAATAATCCCGCGAATGAAATTGAGCGTAGATTAGGCCTGGAAAACACAACGTCTCAGACTAGAAATGCAGTTTTGGGCGGCTCGCGCACTGCAGAGAATTTGGCTGATATGGAAGGGGCCGGCGTAGATCCGAGACTGTTTGCGGCCCTTGGACAGTTGTTCCACGGCAACGTCAAGGGAGCTCTGTCGTCTGGTGGGCAATTTATTTCAACCTATGGCGGCGGCAATACGCCAGCAGTTAGAGAGCAGCTCGCTAAGCTTTACCTATCAAATGGGAATGTTGATTTAGCCTCATTGCTTAGACAAGCAAATCAACAGTCAAATAAATGGAGCCGGCGTCAGAGACGCGCAGTGCAGGGCTTGTTATCTGCAGGCGCTATCGGCGCGGGATCTGCGCAATAATAAATCCAGACGAGATCCGCTTTCTTAAAGCGCTGTGCCTAATCGGTGCGGCGCTTTTTTTTATGCGTCTGATGTTCATCATAGGTCGTTTGGTAGCTTGGGAGCTCCAATGATAAATTCAAGAAAAATTGAAGATCTGCATCCTGTAGTTGCAGCAAAGGCAAAAGCATTTATTGCAGCTTGCAAAAAAGCAGGCATAGACGTTTTGATAACGTCAACCTATCGCGACAACGAAAGTCAAAATGCAATCTACGCCCAGGGCAGAACGAAGCCTGGCAGAATTGTAACGAATGCAAAGGCCGGACAGAGTTTCCATAATTACCGACTAGCCTTTGACTTTGTGCCGATCGTTAACGGCAAAGCGATGTGGAATGACGCGCGAGCTTTCAAAAAAGCGCGACAGATTGGCGAGAGCCTGGGCCTAGAGGGGCTTTCTTTTGAGATGGCTCATTTGCAATGGACAGGCGGTCTTTCTTTAGCGCAGCTGCGAGCCGGCAAGCAGCCGCCGTCAAAAGTCGCGTGAGCGTTTTTATTGAATTTATCGGGATGATGTTTGTTGTCCCGCTCTGCCTAGCCCTCGTAATCATACATCTTATGGACACACGAAAATGAAGATGGAAACGGTTCGCTTTCTTCTCTGGGCAATCGTTTTTTCTTTGGCGCTCGTTGGCGCAGCTGTGCTTACCGGCTGCAGTGCGCCAGCAAAATATCTTTTTGAATGCACAGTTACTCAACCGAGCAACTGCAACTAGGAGTGAAATATGTTGAAAAACTGGATGACGACTGTTCCTGGCGTTTTGGCGCTTCTTGGCGTTCTCTGGAATGCCTGGCAAACGAAAACGATCAATTTCACTGATCTGCAGGGCGCGCTTATCGGCGTTGGATTAATTGCCGCCAAAGATTGGAACGTAACCGGCGGGGATAAATATCAGTGACAACGCTGATCGTTGTTCTGGTTGTAATTACTGCAGTAGTCGGCGCGCTTTCCTTTGCGCTTTCTATAGCCAGAGAAGAGGGCAGCTTAAAAGAGCGCCTCAACCAGCTTCAGAAAGACGCTGACTACAGCAAAAAGCAAGCGGAAGAGATGCTGAAGGATAAAAGCAAAGATGAGGTTGCCGATAGCCTTGATCGCGGCGAGTTTTAGCCTCGCCTCCTGCCAATCAACTGGAGGCGGGGGCGGTTGCCCACCTTTGGTGGAATACAGTGCGGAAACGCAACGACTAGCAGCAGCTGAATTGCGTAAGCTTCCAAAAGATAGCGCCCTGGCGCGCTTGATCATCGATTACAAAAAGACGCGGGACGCTTGCCGGATCGCGAGATAGGGACAGATCGTGACCGAGGATGAGCAAAGGTTCTTAGACGCCGTTCGCGAATACATAGCTCCCGTCCTCGGATCTTTGACCGTTGGCACTATCGGATTTTTCGCCGGCAGGAAGAAAATTTTAGCCGAGGCTGAGAAGATTGAGACAGAGGCCGAGGTGGCGAGACTGAATAGCCTGACAAATAATTTTCAAGCTTTGATCGATGGATACGAGCGCCGGATCGAGGATCTGACGAGCGAGGTCGAGGCTCTCAGGCAAGAGGTTAAGGCTCTCCGACAGGCCTTAGATAAGCGACCTAGAACTTGAGAACAAAAAGAGTTTCTTTGCGTGACTTTTGCGTGATATTTAGTCCCGCAGAGTCCCGCATAGGCCCGTTTCGTTCTACTTTTGAGCGAGAGAGCCTTTTTAGGGCTCCCTCTAACCGTTAGTAAAAACAGATATTTACATCAAAGTGCGGGCGTAGTTCAGAGGTAGAACGACAGCTTCCCAATTTAATGTGCATCTAGTTTTTTATTATTCCTTATCAATTATTTACAACTATCTTGATTGGTTTTTGCGTGCTTTTGGCGTGATTTTCCTCGGCTGCGTTTAACGCTGCTCTTACATCTTCAGCCGCCAAATGTGCATAGCGCTGCGTTGTGGTTATGCGCTTGTGTCCTAGAACCTTAGACGCAGCCATAAGATTGCCCGTCGCTCTGACAACGCGCGAAGCGGTTGTGTGCCGAATATCGTGCAGGCGCAGATCCTCAAGCCCAGCGGCTTCTCTGGCCCGCCAATAGGCCGTTGAGAGGGTGTCTGGAGCTATGGGCTTTCGTGAGCCTTTAGCCTGTCCAGCCCAGCTCCTAGATTTCACAATAAAAGTAAAAACCCGTTTTGGGTGATTGCCAATCTCGCCTTGCAGTATAGCCAAGGCCACGTTTGATAATGGGCGCCGGTCAACGGTATCGCCTTTGCCCCGCACCGTTATTGTCGCGGAGTTGAGATCAACGTCTTTCCATTCCAGCTTGCAAGCTTCAGCTCGGCGAATGCCGCTAGCCAGCAAAAATTTGACGATCGGGTGATAATCCTGGCGCAGGAAGGAAAAAAGCCTCTCTTCCTCTTCTGGCCCCATCTCCCGCACGCGCTCGGCGGCTTCTTTGAGTATTAGATCCCGCCAGGAAATTCTCTTAATTGGCTGGCCAATAAATTCTGCATATTTGATGATTGCGCGCAGGGGCTCAGTAACGGTTCTGTTGACAGTCCCATTAGAGACGCCAGTGGCGCGGCGCTTAGAAACGAGCTGAGCAACAAGATTATTATCAATCGCTAGCAATGCAGTTTTTGGGCCGATGTTTTCTTGCAGCCAGGCAATTGAGCGCTCAATATCGTTTTTATCTTTTCTGCACTGGCCTCTATCGTTCCACCAACGAGTAGCGGCTCCAACGAAGCTCATAGGGCTTTTACCTTCAAGCTCCTTAAGATCTACAAGCTTTTGTTCTTTGAATTGTGCCAGCCACCTTTCGGCTTCGCGACGTTCCGCGATTTCCGTTGAGCCACAAAATCTATGACCTCGTAATTTGAAGTCGTAGTGCCAATTTTCACCTCGTTTAACGAGGCCTTTGACTTTGGCTCGCATATCATCGTTCTCCTAGATATAAATTCGTCAATGTCTGCTGGCCTAAAGCGATAAGCTGGACGGCTTTTTGTGCCGAGATCGACGTATTTAATTTTTCCGTCTTTGATGATTTTTCGCAGATGTCGCTCGCATACCCCTAGATATGTTGCTGCATCTTCGAGGCCGATTAGCCGGTTTTTGACTGTCTCAACCATTGTCTAACCTACTCTTGTGATACCTTAGTGTCAATGCTATCTATCTAATTGATCCGACTCAACAATCATTCGTAGAGCGCGCGTCTGGGTAATTGGGGCAGGGCGCCACGATCGATTGATCTGGGCTTGTCTGACTTTGGGAAACCTCGGCTAACCAGTTTAGGGCTATCTTTTCCGATCGAGAGCGCCGCCATTTTCTGACGCTTAGCTTTAGCGGCTCTTGCAATATCGCCCTCTTTGCCGAACGTCTTAACGTCGCTGCAATTAGTGTGAACTGGCGCAAGGTTGTTGTCCTCGTTGGTGCCGCCAAGTGCGAGCGGCCTGATGTGTTCGACTACAAATTTACCGATGATCTTTTGGCTGCAGACAAAGCAAACGCCCTTATGTTTCTCAAACAGTTTTAATCTTGCTGTAGGAGAAAGTTTTTTCCTGGGCGTTGTTGTTACATCTTCAGTCATTATTGATCGTTGCGGTGCGTTGCGGGGCGGGTCGAGGCAAAGCGGAGCGGAGCGGCGCGTTGCGGGGCGTCGCGTCGCGGGGAGATTTCCTAAATTATGTTGGAGGTGTTTCTACAATTCTGCGATTAGATGTAGGGCGCTTGACGTTGTTTGCAGTCGTTTCCAAAATCCGCAATCTAGAAAACTGTTCTGTTGCAACCATCATTTCCTCGCGTGTTAAATTCTGACTGATTGCAATATTTTGAACGTGAGCCTCTCGCCGAGCTCCTTTTCTTACTTTCCTAAAAAACCTTGGCGCTCTAGACACCATTTCCGAGCCATTAATCCGCATAAATCCAAAGCCGCGCACAGCTTCAATCACGACATTATGATCGCGTTCTGCAATTCGTTTTGCAGTTTGATAAGCTGGCAAGACAGATTTAACGGTAAATTGAACCGCTTGTGTCGCTGCTTGAAACGACATACTTGATCCAATTGGCATAGCTATAAATAGCTCTATTAACTTTTTTGTTTCGTTTGATTGACTGAATATTGGTCGCATATTCCACCTTTATGGTTGATGATCGTTGCGTTGCGTAGCGGAGCGGTGCGGCGCGGTGCGGAGCGCCGCGCGGTCAGCTATCAAACCAAGTAAATTTTACTGGTTTAAACCGTCCATTCCCTGCAGGGCTTTTTGTAATTGGGCGACCTCTACCAACGCCAGCTAACAAGCCTGCTTGCTCGAAAAATCGCTCAAATATTTCTTCCGGCAGAGTGTCATTGAAAATATTCATTACGAGCTCACCCGTCCATTGATAGACGATCGGAAAGAAACGCATTACGCGCGTTCCTGGGCCGCGCTTGCCATTTGCGTGAGCAAATATTTGTATTGATTTTAATTGATCGGATTGAATGCCCAAATCAACGTCAGACATAGCGACAACGCCAGTAGCGAATTGTCCCGTCCAAGTTTGATTTCCTTTGCCAGGGATCTTTTCATTTAAAAGCTGTGCCGTTTCATCTAGTGCAAGCTTAAATGCTACGCCTGGAATGAATATATTTTTAACGTCATTTATGTGCGCTTTTTCCTTCCAGCGTCTCTTTTCGTGTGCGTCTTTTGTCTCGCCTTTTTGGATGTCTGGCTCAAAGTATTTAGAGGCACTGTAGGGCGTTAGACTTTCTAATTGTATTGTTACTGTTCTCATCGTTTACTCTCCTATACGTTGTTAATCGTTGCGTTGCGGTGCGCCGCGGAGCGGGGCGGGGTGGGGCGTTGCGCAGCCTAACGGTGGTAAATTGACAAATAAATCGTTGCGTTGCGGTGCGCTGCGGGGCGACGCGTTGCGCCGCGCAGCGACGAAACACGCAGTAAATTTATTAATCCTCATCACTCAACCTAATTTCATTTATCGATGCGAAATGGCTGATTAGATCCAACAATTCTGTAAACTCTTCTTTCGTTAAATCGCTTGAGCGCAAACCCACAGGAACAATTCCCCCATCAATCCCAGGAAGCATTCGACACTTACGCAGCGCAGCCACAAAAACATCTTTCCAATCCTCGGCATTCATTTGATGCCCGTAATACTCAGGCTTTTGCCGAGCGACATCCGTTAAACGGCTCCACAAAAGATCGTTCTGGGGTAGGGATCTTCTGGGCGCCTTAAACTCCAGGCGCGTTCCAGGCGGCACTTTGGCAATCCAATGCGCCGCCTTCTCGCGATCCTCGGTTGTTCGTAAAGTCAGTAACGCTCTAGTCATCAATCTCCAGCCCACATTCTACGACTGCCCCCTAGCAACAACGGTCGGGGGCGTCTTAAAAAGGGATGTCGTCGTCCAATTGATCTTTGAGAGAGCCGCGAGTTTTGTAAGTGCGATCAGCTGCATCTTCATACATTGACTGTTCTGCTCTAGACGCTGGCCAGCCGCCTTTAGGCTTAGCTTTACCACTAAAGAATTTACCTGTTGGCCCTTGGCGTATATCGGCGTCTAAGAAAAGCTCTAGTGTTCCAGACGTTCCAATATTTGAAAGAGCAGCGAGCAAATGCTCTATGTCTAACGAAAGCTTACCGCGATATTCTTTGTGCCAATCTTCGGTCTTTTCATTATTCTTGCCCAACGTAAAAGTATTACGATTATCAAATTTCTTATCCATTTTTGTTACCTTTCAACTCTGCTTGCACTAATGCAAATGCTGTTTTGACTGCTTCGTAATCGTCTTTCGTAAGTCTGTTACGATCGTCGAATGTTTGATTGCTCCAATCAATTAGTTTTGACGTGTGTGTAATCCTTGCCAATTCTGCTACAAATTGATTGCGCTTTGCCGTTGATGTCTCTGCATCAAACTCTGCAGGCTTTGGTTTAGGCTCTGGCTTTTTAGCTGCAGCTATTGGCGTGTTTTTTATTGCCTCTGCATCGTCTTCATCTTCGCCGACGAGCCCGACAAAACTGAACAAACTGTAACGGCGCGCATAGCTCATATGCGAGCCCAGATCCTGTGGCCGCGCTGGAAACGAGCAAACCGGATACTCGCTCTCCATCCACTGCTCGCCCATAGACGCGCGCGTATCTAAAAGAAGCAGGCCGCCTTCAAATCTAGTTGTTTGTGTAAATGCTATTCCTAGTGGCGAGAAGATTTCGCGTATGTGCTCGCCGCCGCGCGCTAGGGATAAGAACTTTGATTTTAGATGCGGGTTTGCAGCATCTTTTATTAGGTTCTGCAAAGCTTCCTGACCTTTAGCAAAGGTCGGGACGAGCTTGTCGAGCTTGTCACTAGTTTTCATTTCATTTCCTTGATTGATAGGGCGCCAGCCTTTGAGCGGCTGATTTTGATACCGCTGCCGAAAGCCTCAATAACGTCAGGCTGAACAAGCGATTTAAGAGCCTTCACAGAGGCTTCAAACTCACGTGCATAGCCTCTATTGGACAGCCAAATGCCGGCGTGATTGCCCCACTCGTTGTTGCCTGTGAAATCAACGCGCTTAACGGGCTCTATAGGGGCTTGTATTGGGATCGCTGCCGGTAGTTGATTATTCTTGACGCATTCCCAAAATTCGCGCTCACGCTCTATCAGCTGAGTTGCGTAGATCGGATCAAGCTTAACGTCTTGGCTCACCCATTTGCCGTTACCAAAAAAGCAGCTGAGCACAGCCTGATCAATCTCAAGCACAATCATAGCGTGCGTAAGCTGGGGCAGATAACGCTCTAGAGCCTCTTCCTCTTTGGTAAAGGCTGAGAGGTGCTTGGCTTCCCAATAGGTCTTACCGTCATCTGTAAGGCCATCTAGGTTGAGCGACATCCAAGGATATTCAAGAGATATCCTGTGATCGCTTCTATGTGTGATTAGGCGTCCCGTTTGGCGGGTAAACCAATCAGCATTTAGTTGCTCGGTAAATGTCCCCATCTGGACGGCGAGGATGTCGTCAAGATTATCTGGCTCGATCTCGCCGCGCTTAACTTGCCAAAGCTTGTTGAGCTCTTCTGGATCACCTTTAGCAATAATGTTTGCATCACTGCCGCCAAGCCCAGTTCTGCGTAGTGCGATTTGTTCTGCAGAGAGGCCCATTATGCTGCCCTCTCAAGTTCGCTCGTCAATATAGCGTTGAATGCTTCAACTGCTTTGCGATAACGCTCGGCGTGTTTTTGTGGAACGTGGATATAGATTGCAGCCCCGTGAGGCTCATCTTCTATTTTTATCCAGGCCGCATCAGTGTCATCAGAGATGTAAAACGAAGCGTAAATTTCTCTATCGCTAAAAAAAGAAATTGATCCTGCCTGCATCGTTAATCCTCCAATCCGAGGGCAATCGCTGCAGCAAAAATTGTGCTTATGATTATGCAGGGCGCTGCAAAAAGCAGGCTTGCGATTTGTATGTCTGTCATCCTTCCCTCCTGATTTGATTTGGAGAGAATACCACTAATTCTGGTATTTACAACAAAGAAACCAGAAAAGGTGGTTAATGAATTAACTAGAACATATTGCGAACATCAAAAATTATGGCTATACAAAAAAGAAAAATTATTCATAAAATGTGTAGCTAAATGATATAAAAAATGTCAACAACAACAAGATAAGAGAGGGCAAATATAATGAATACAAATGCTTATGCGGGGGGGGGGGGGGGTAATTGTATGCCTAACGCCGATCTCAAATTGATAGCGATGCAGTTAGCGGCCCTTCTTCCTAAGGATAAGGGCGATGCAATGGTGGTTCAAAGTTATTTGAACGAACTAGTGCAGGAATATCTTTTTCCAGAAACTGAAAAAAATTAATCTGTCTTTTTCTCAGCAGATTGTTGATCATCAATAGAGGTGGCTAATCCCAAAGGTAAGCCGGATTTGTCGCCTCTATATATATAATCAAGTGTCGAGCCCGTTATAGCGCATATTTTAATTGCAAACGGGACAGGCAACAAATGAAAACCTGTTTCCCAATTGTTGTAACGATTAGTGTCAGAGCTAATCATTTTAGCCATTAGCCCCTGAGTTTTTATACCCTTGGCTAATCTTAGGGCGCGCAATCTCGCGCCAATCTGAACTGATCCATAGTTGCTCATTAATAAATTGTTTACACCATTATTTGTGGATAGCAAACCACGGAAACTACTTATTGACGATACCAGTAAAAGTGGTATTTTTGGCTTTATGCCAAATCACCTTTTCACCGTTTCCGAAACTGTAAAAACCCTCGGAGGAACTCGCGCAACAGCGGAGCTCCTGGGCGTTGGCGACACAGCCGTTGGCAACTGGCGTGTTGCAAACAGTTTTCCTCCACACACATTTCCGCTGATTTCCAGAGAGCTCTTATCTCGCGGTTATACCGCAGACATTCAGCTTTGGCGTTGGGAACGGAAACGCAAAGCAGTCGGGGAGTAATTCCTCGTGCCGCAGGGGATGTGCGGCTTTCCTCCCACAACTAGCCGAGGCGGGGAACTGCCTCGGTCTTTTTAGAGATCTCAATGCGCGCAACTCAAGCAAAGGTAGCTATGTTTCAGCTCCCGCCGCCAATTTCCACGAATGAGTTGTTTATCGCCTTCAACAGAGGCGGCAAAGCCGCGCGCGTAAAATCTCAAAAGTATATCGCCTGGCGGGCAGCTGCCGGCGTGATGTTGGAGAAACAAAACCCGCCTCACGTTGCTGGACATTACGGAATGAGAATTTCTGTCCCAGCGAAAACGCGGATGGATCTCTCTAATAGCATCAAAGCAATCGAGGATCTTTGCGTCGAGCACAATGTCATCGTGGACGATCGCTATTGCGAAAATATTTCAATCGATCGAGGGCAGGGCGATTTAACGACTGTCTGGATCATTTCAACAAATAAAAAAACTGGGAAGAATGATAATGAATAGCGTCCAAAGACAACTGCACGAAGCTCACAAGGCTCGGCGGGAGCGTCTGGGCGCCGCGACAAAGCCTAATCTTGTTTTATTGCCGAGCGTTAAGCAGCAGATTGAACAGCGTCGAGCTCTTGAGGAAGCTGCAGAATTAGCGGCGCGTCAACAGGCGCGGATGGATGAACAAAGACGGCTAGCGCGTGAGGCAGAAATTGAGCGCAGATTGGTTGATCAAATCGATCAGCTGCCGCCTGAGTTATTTTTAACGGAAGCTCCAGTTGTTCGCATCCCGTCTCTTGCCGAGATCCGGCGAGAGGTTTGCGAGTATTTTAAAATTACACAAGCTGAGATGATGGGAGCTAGGCGTAACTCCTCTACGGTTCTAGCTCGGCACTTTGCTTACTACATAGCTCGCTCTCTCACAGGCGCATCTCTGACGCAGATTGGCAGAGCATACAAGCGGGATCACAGCTCGGTTATTCACGCTATCGGCAAGATGGAAGAGCTCGTTCTCGTCAATTCATCGATCGCTGAGCAATACAGACATTTTGAGAACAAGCTGGCCTATCGTCCAGCGCCTCACTCTTACTGGGGGGCTTGATGAAAGAGCCAATTTACCAATTTGTCCCGCACGCTCATCGACACCGTTATGAGGTTTTGGGCTGGGTTTTTGATCACGAGCCAGATTTTCCAGATGTCGCGGTTGGCAGCATCTATCGTTGGGTAGGCGTTGGCACGCCAGAATATCCCTCACAAGATTTCTTTAGCGACTTGGAGCGTGAAGAGCGCCTAGCAGCATTTGATGATGTTTGGCCAGATCCGACAGGTGGTGACGGTCAATGAGTAAATGGTTTCGCTGGTATGAGGGAACAACTGAAGATGGCAAGTTTCGCGTTACGGCGCGTTACGCTGGCGTTACGGTGCGTGACGTTATCGCGTTATGGGCTTTCATCTTAGAAGATGCTTCTCACGACGATCACAGAGGTATTTGCTACCGTAATGCTGATTTTATGTCTGCGATTTTGGACTTTGAAGATGGCGTAGTTGAGCGGATTTTAGTGGCTCTAGATAGCGCTGGTTTAATCTCCAGAGGCAACGGCGAGTTATTCATAACTAATTGGGACAAAAGACAATACGAGAGCGATAAGAGTGACGCAACTGCTGCCGAGCGTATGCGTAGATATCGTGCAAGAAAGAGCGGTAAGACAGAAGATAATGATGCGTTACGGCAGCGTTACGGTGACGTTACGCCGACGATACGACCAGATACAGATACAGAAACAGATAGTACTAACCTAAAGGTTAGTAGTGCGCGCAAGCGCGCTCACCGCCTCCCGACCGATTGGAAATTACCTGACGACTATCGCCAAGCAGCTCGTGACAAGGGGCTCAGCGATGAAGAGATAAACCGTCAGGCAGAGAAAATGCACAATTGGTCGCTGAGCTCAAAAAACGGCGTCAAGCTAGATTGGTATCGCACCTGGCTCAATTGGATCTCTGACGCGCCTACTGGCCAGCCCTGCGCCGTTGCTAAGCCTAAAGAACGAGATCTGCGTAGCGTCCCCGACAATCTACTTTCGGCAGACGACTACTGGAAAAAACGCAAGCAACAGCGAGAGTGGGCGTGATGAGAGTTATTTCTCTGGGCGCAGGCGTCCAATCAACAACTCTAGCACTGATGGCTGCTTATGGTGAAATTGGCCCAATGCCTGATTGTGCAATTTTTGCCGATACAGGATGGGAGCCAAAAGCAGTTTATGAACATTTGCAACGGTTAAGAGAAATGTTGCCTTTTCCTGTCCATATTGTTTCATCAGGAAACATACGAGACGATATTTTAACGCAAACAAATACAACAGGACAGAGGTTTGCGTCAGTTCCTTGGTTTACTGAAAATGGTGGAATGGCTCGCCGTCAATGCACCAAAGAATATAAAATAGTTCCAATAGCTCGAAAATTAAGGGAGCTTTTAGGTTACCAAAAAGGACAACGAATACCTCCGAAAAGTGTTGAGGTATGGATTGGCATTTCAACTGATGAAATACAACGGATGAAAGACCCACGCGATAAATGGCAAGTTTATCGTTGGCCTTTAATAGACACTCGAATGAGCCGTACAGATTGTAAAATCTGGCTAGCTAAACGTGGATGGTCTGCTCCAAAAAGCGCCTGTATTGGTTGTCCATATCGCAACAATATTGGCTGGATGGATATGAAAAAAAACGATCCAGAAAGTTTTTTAGATGCAATTTATGTAGATCACAAAATTCGAGAAAATGGCGGTTTAGGCAGGTTAAAGTTTGAACCGTATATGCACCCATCGTTGCTTCCTTTGTCTCAAGTTGATTTGAGATCCTCATATGAAAAAGGCCAAAACGAATTTGGTTTTCTTCAAGAGTGTGACGGGATGTGCGGTGTTTAAATGAGACAGGAAACATCCGAACAGCTGGAACGAGAGCGCGCCATTGCCGACGCCCTGGAGGCGCTTTGGGACGTTGAGCTGCGCAAGCTTCCAACTCACTACAATCTCGATTTTGTGATGTGTCTGGAAAACAAGGCCAAAGGTTTTGTGGAGATCAAAGGTTGTCACAAACACGCGTTTCAAGATCTGCAAAAGTTTGGCGGCTACACGATTAACCTCAACAAGATTGAGCGCGCCATAAGTCTGATGAAATTAACGGGCCTAGAGTTTCGCCTGGTTGTTGATAGCCAGGGTGAGGTGTGGGCTGCTCGGTTTACTGAGCCGCCGTCAATTGGAGAGATCTGCGTTTTTGGTCGCAAAGACAGGCCAAATCAAAACGATCAAGAGCCTAACATCAAGCTCCCGCTTAGCCTTTTTAAAAAGCTGCCAATCACAATCAGAGACAAATCGAATGACGCGACGAAAGCCGCCTAAAGTCAGTCTCGCTGGCTCGTATCAGCAGACGCTCGTGATTGGCGAGGCTGTTGATCCGTATGAGACAGACAAGAAAACGACCGTTGTTCGCAACGTCCGAGAGCACGCACTGAGTTATTTAGAGCATCAGGGTAGGATTACGCCAGATCAGAAAACAGCTGGCGATGAGTTTAGGCGCCACTACGAAACAGCGTTGCTCGGATCTTCGCAGGCGATCGATTACAGCCGCATCAGAGTTGATGGCGGCGTGCCTGCAGATCCACTCACAGAACGTATGCAGGATGCACACAAGTGGCTTGCCGAAGCTGCAAGCATTCCTGGGGTGGGTCAGGCTGGATACTCAATTCTCGTCAACGTAGCAGGCGAGGGGATGTTTGTTTCTGAGGTCGCGAAGATCTGGAAGGGTGTGCACGTTTCCGGCAGCTCCAGATCTGAGGGCTACGTGATGGGCCGGCTATGTGAAAGCCTCGATGCAGTGGCCTCACATTTTGGATTGATCGCAAAGGGCAGAGCTCGGCGATGATCCTCAGTTTCAGCAAATGGTTTTGGAAAATCAGGACGAAACGAAATTTCGGATCGCCTGGACGCGTCACCTCGAAGAGCCGTCGCTCGAAGGTGCGCGTTTTTATCTTTTTAGGCGGCAGGAGAGTAACCGATGCTTAATTCAATTGGATTGACAGGAGACGAGCTCAATCGCCGTCTCAACACGATTGCGACGAATGCAGTCAGAGAAGCTCAGATTGCGATCGGGCGCTTTGATAAGCCTTGGATCGATGATGATTGGCGCAGAGCAAATATGATTGCTCAGATCCTACAGCTGGCCCAGGTCAGCGAGATTGATCCAGGCCGCGAGCACTATCCGCTAACGTCCAGTGTTCAGGCGCCAGCCAATCCGCGACTCGATAACATTGAGAAGAAACTGGCTGATGCGCTAATGGGCGTTGATGAGCCAGAGGTTGAGCTCAAGCTGCCGCCGTTAGCTCAGAACGTAGCTAAGAAGGTTGCGTGAGAGAGGTCGTAGCATTTGCAGAGGCGGCAGTGCTCGTCTTTCTGCTTGGGATTGTCGCGCTGTTACTTGGCGCGACGATCCTCCACCGCCTGCTTGATCCACCTCAAAAGGCTGTTCTCGAAATGCCTGTTATGCATTTTTGTCAGCCAAATGGCCTTTGCTATGTGAGGGCGACACAATGACATCAGATCAATGGCTGGCAGCTGTAATGTTGGGCTACGCAGCCGGAACTATAATTGGTTTCTGTGCGGCCGCTGTAACGATCAGGAGGGATCGATGACGATCGCTCCTGTGATAATGCTCGTCATACATCTCCAGGGCAGCTATATCGTCCAGTTCTACGATATGACTGCCTGTGTGAGGGCTAAAGACGAGATCAAGAAGGTTGAGAGGTCGCTGGTTACTAAGTGCCTGGCGACGGTAACGGTAGAAAAAAAGCCAGATATCTAAGCCTTAACTTTTACGCCGACGACGCCGATAAAATCGATGCCGTTGGCCTCTAGTGTTTCTTTGATTAATTCTACAGTCTCAGAGGATATTGGAACCTCACGCTCGCTCTCTGCGCGCTTAATCGTCACCACGGACAGATCCACAAGCTCGGCGAGCTCGTGTTGAGACATATTAATTAACTGCCTGGCTGCGCGAATTTGTGCGGGTGTGATCAATTTCTTTGTATCCTCTATTGACACCTAAGTATCATATATGATCTAAAGGTATCACAGCAGATGGAGACAAGCAAATGACCGATCTAATAATCAACCGCAACAGCTTTAAAGCCGAAAAAATTGAGATAAATGGCCGCACATTTGATGGAACAGTAGAAGCTACAATTGGCAAAGAAACAAAAACTGTGCCTGCGTTTTTAGGAAATGGTTACATTGTTGCTCACGGATTTGTTGGCCGTTATCGCACAGGAACAAAGCTTTGGGGCGCTACAATTAGCAATCAGATTGATCCTACAACAGGCGAAGCTTGGGAAAGATATAATTTTGGTTTTGACAGCCGTAGCGGTCGTCACAATCGCATCCCAGACATTTGGTTTGCAAAATAAACAGAGGGGCTTCGGCCCCTTTTTCCTTGCGGTTCATTAAATCACAGATATTAAATGAACCAGATCTAACTCAGGCAGAAATCAAAACAAGGAGTCAAAACAATGCGTTACATTTTGATTATAGCTTTTGCGCTTTGCAGTTCAGTAGCATTTGCTGGCAATTCAAATTTTTATGGCGCTGATGGGGCATACCTTGGGACAATGGCGCCAGCTGGCCAGAACAACAATTTCGTTTACGGCTCAGATGGAAGCTACGTTGGTTCAACTGCAAACGCGGGACGCAACACATTTGTGTATGGCTCTGATGGAAGTTATGTTGGTCAAGTTACCAACAGCCCGTTGGCAACTACGCCAAATGATTGATTATGCTTGAGGCCGACCGGCCTTTGTGAGACATTATGCAAATCGCCGCAAGGCGGTTCTGAAATCTCCCGCTGGTGGAAACGCCGGCGGGATTTTTATTTGGAGCAATGATGAAGAAATCAAAGATGCCTGCAGCTGGAATGAAGAAGGCTAGCGGCTCAAAAGTTATGGCGCCGAGCAAGGGCGCTTATGGATCTAAGCAGAGCGGCAAATCAATGAGCTCTAAGGGATCAAAGAAGGGCTGCTGAGCAATCAGATGACTGATACGAAAGCATCAACTGCTGAGCCTCAAAAATTGACGCGCTCGCAGAGGTTGATACTTGAGGCTGGGTCAAAAAAAGCGGCGCCCAAGCAACGCATCAAGATAAAGCCTAATAAGAAGCTCAACATAGCGAGCTTAGAGATTGCGCCGGTAGATGAGGCAGATGACACGCTGGACACGATCAGCCGGAAAGCCCAGGAAACAGGGGATACCCAAAGTTTAGGGCGCCAGGCTAACAAGATCGTAGAGAAGGCTAAGACAGGTAGACCTAGCCTATATAGCGAAGAGATGGCTAAACGGATCTGTGAGTATCTGATCAAGGGTAATCCACTTGTGCCAGAGAAACTCAGAGAAGAGGGATTGCCAGATCCGACAACGATATTTCGGTGGTTGTCGAAGCACGAGGACTTTCGCCGCGATTACGCGCACGCTAGAGAAATGCAGGCTCACGTTTACGCCGACGAAACAATATTAATCGCCGACACTTGCACTGACGCAGCTAAAGCGAGAGTGCAATTAGATGCGCGCAAATGGCACGCAGCTCACACAAATCCAAAGGTGTGGGGTGATACGCAGCGCGTTGATATCAACCAACAGATAACCGTTGCAGACGCGCACGCGAGCGTTCTGATGCGCCTGGCTGATCAGGCTAAAGCATCGAGGCAACAGGTAATAGAGACGGACTACAAAGACGTTACACCACGATAGACAGCTCTCTAAGCTGTGTGACGCAATGTTGTAACTGACTCGATATCAAGCACTTAGCGTAAGTGTTGTGTAGTGTTGCGTGACTGTGTGCGGGGATCGGCGCGCTCCAGGGCTGCGCCGGCCTCGACGCCCCCCCTGGGGCCGACCACCGGCGGGTGCGGTTGCAGAAACACACCCCCACTATCTCTAAAAAAAATATAAAAAAATGTCTCTTAAATCTTCCTTTGACGCTTACGGCAACGCTCTTCCAAAAGCGCAGGACAGGCTTTCGACGCGTACTCGCAGCCTGACGGAACCTGTAGATAGTGGCATAAGCCGCGTTGAGTTTGATGCGCTTGTTGCTGAAGTAAGCGCTCTGAAGGCTCAGATAGCGTTACTTAAAATAAGTAACGGTAACGCAGTTACTCGTGATGTTACCAAGTCACGCGGTAACGGTAACGCTCTTACACCGGCTGAGAAGCAGCGTCGGTATCGTGAGCGTTTAAAAAATAAAAATTAAATCGTTATTGGTAGCAGCCGGCTCAAGAGCCGAGATCATAATTGGTAGCCAGCGAGGCTCATCACCTACTCCGCACAGACCTCTAGCTGTGTTGCTGGCTACCTCCAGATGTTAGGAAATAATGGCGTCAAAGAGTTTCATCCGCGGTCTTTTGGACGATCCAGAAGATCCGCAATTGCCGCAGTATAATCCGCAAGGTGGATGGGATACGGCTGCGAATTTTGGCCGGATGGCTGCAGGGATGACGACGCCTGGCGCGGTAGCGGATGCGGCTGGCTTACTTGGTAGCCCCTCACTTCGTGAGAATGTATCTGGCGGGAATTATTTAGACGCGTTGTTGCAGGGCGTTGGTGTAATTCCAGGCGTTGGAATGTTGGCGAAGGCGGGCGCTGGCGCCAAGATGGCTATGGCGATACCGGCTGCTACTAAGGTTGGTAAGGCGGCGAAGGCTGCATCAGCTGTGTCTCCTGGGTATGATCAAGCCAAGATGGCTGTTCAATATCCTGATCGGTTGCCTGGCGCGTTAATGGTCGATGCTAAAACCGGCAAAGATTATATTGGCAAGGTTCAATCGCCAGAAGCTGAAGCGGTTATGAAAGTGCGCGCTAGTGCTCAAAAGGACATTAACGCCGACCGCTATGATCCCTATTTTAAGGTTTCCGACCGTTATTATGTAGATGCCAATAATTATCCATTACTTGGCAATACATTGACGGATGCGCTTCCGAAAAAGCAGGAAACGATCGATAAATTTACTCAATTATATAACAACGATACCACCCGCGGCAGATTAATAAACGCCATAGAAAAGGCGAAAGGTGATCCGAATGCCTGGGATTGGTATGCGATGGGTCAGCTTGAAAAGAATTATATAGATCATCTCGGAGAGCAGGCTGGTCGAGAAGCCTTTAAAACAGATTTTGCACAAGGGATGGCCGCTACTACTGGCGGTATGGATCCAACGTCAAATCTATTGATGACGCATTACGCTAATTTTATGCGTCAAAATGGCCAGGGACTACCGCAGGCTGCACACGAGTTGCACGCGCCGATAGGCGGTAGATACGCTACTGGTAACTTATCTCAATACGATAAAATGATTAATCAAGGCCAGGGTATTACGGCTACTGCAAATCCAAAAAGGTTTGACTTTGCCGCTAATTTTATGGGCCATAAAGATAAAGCTACTATTGACGAGCAAATGATGGAGTTGATCCATCCAAAGGCTGAAGGCGGCAAGGGATTACCACAATGGTATTCACCTGCTGAGCAATCAGTTCACGATGTCGCTGGTCAATTAGGTATGGCGCCCGTTAATGCTCAAGAGCTTGGCTGGTTTGGGCAAAAAGGCGTTGCCGGTAAGCCAATGATACAGATTTTAAACGAGGCGATCGAAAGAACGCGCCGCGTTACAGGAAAAGATCCTGATAAAATTGTCGAAGGTTTAGTAACGCGTAGAATGCCACTTTATGGAATGGCTGGGTTATTAGGAGCCGGCGCTTACGGTGCAAATAGCACTGAGCAGCCTTCTGTTAATGGTCTTTAAGCCCGACTGCTTCTAAAACTAGCTCGTTAATCTTATCGTGAATTTTCTCAATATGCTCTGGCATAGCAATCCAGTTTGCATCTACGGATGCCTGGACATAAAGGCTCCAAACATTGTCCATAATGTTTTTATGCAATTCTAGCTTTGTCATAACGATCTCCTGACCAATTATCTTATGATACTTAGGGATCAATAGTCAAGTGGCAGATCTGAATGAGGCCTTAGAGACATTCATCGAGGCCTACCGCGACGAGCCCGTTTTATTTGCAAAGAATGTTTTAGGTTTTGAGCCTCTACCTTGGCAGGAAGAGTTTTTAGGACTGCTTGCCAAAGGCGAGCGAAGAATATCTGTCAGAGCTGGCCACGGCGTTGGAAAGTCTGCAGTCTGCGCGGTTGCGTTAATCTGGCATATGATGACGCGGATGCCGCAGAAGAGCGTCTGCACTGCACCAACTGCTGGCCAATTATTTGATGCGCTTTTCTCAGAGGTAAAACACTGGGCAAATAAATTGCCCGAACCTTTACGAGAAAGCATCGACGTTTTTACCGATCGCATAATTTCTAAGGGCGCTCCAGAGAGCTCCTTTATAAGCGCGAGGACATCAAGTGCAGAACGTCCAGAAGCTCTTGCTGGCGTGCATTCTGAGCACGTTCTCCTTATTTGCGATGAGGCGTCAGCTATTCCAGAAGCGGTCTTTGAAAGCGCAGCCGGCTCGATGTCGGGCCACGAGGCGACGACCGTTCTAATCGGAAACCCAACAAGAAACACTGGGTTATTTTTTAAAACGCATCATCAACTATCAAGTGATTGGAAAACGCTCCACGTAAGCTGTTTAGACAATCCTCTGGTTAGCCGAGACTTTATCGAGCAGATTAAGGCGACTTATGGAGAGGGCTCAAACGCCTTTCGAGTAAGAGTGCTCGGCGAGTTTGCGTTACGTGACGATGATAGTCTGATTGCGGCTGATCTGGTTGATACGGCGCAAAATCGAGACATCGTTCTGAATGCTGAAGAGCCGTTAATTTACGGCGTTGACGTTGCGCGTTTTGGATCTGATAGGACTGTAATTTTCAAGAGACGCGGAAACGTAGCTCTGGGTTACAAATTCTGGTCAGGCGAAGATCTGATGGGGACGGTGGGCAGAATTGTTCACGAGGCTAGCATCGATCATCCTTACGAGATTTGTGTGGATAGCATTGGTCTTGGCGGTGGCGTTGCTGATCGCCTGCGTGAACTTGGCCACAATGTTCGAGACGTTAATGTCTCGGAAAGTGTCGCGCTAAATCAGTCTGCAGCAAGGTTAAGAGATGAGCTCTGGATTGCTGTAAAAGATTGGTTGGATACCAGGGCAGTAAAGATACCAAAAGACGCTGATTTGAGAGCTGAGCTCTTAGGCCCGACATATAGCTTTACATCTAACGGTAAAATTAAAGTCGAAGGCAAAAGCGAGATGAAGCGGCGGGGAATGAGATCTCCCGATATTGCGGACGCGCTCTGTTTAACCTTTGCGGGACAAGCAGCCGTAGTTGGCGGCAGGGCGCTCAAGTGGCTCCCTGGCAAGCCCTTAAGACGCGGCGTAGCAATCTGTTAAAATAGGAAATTGAATGGCTCGTAGAAGACGCCGCCGCGCATCCCCGTCACCGATGGATGCGGGACAGGCTGCATATCTTGACACTGCTCCCGTAGAGCTAGGCGACGAGGATGCAGTAGAAGATATTGGCGTTGAGGATGACGAGGACGAAGAAGAGAATAATAATTCTTACGGCCCTGGCAATTCCGACATTAGACAGAAACTCAATCCACTCGATGAGACAGAATTTCAAAATCGAGTTGGTATCGCCGTCCAGGCGGCTGAGACATATATTGACACGCTAATTACGCCAGCTCGCGTTCAAGCGGCTGAGTATTATCGCGCAGCTCCATTTGGGGACGAGGAAGCTGGCCGATCTCAGGTAGTTCTCTCTGAGGTTAGAGACACGATCCAATCAATTATGCCTAGCCTGATGAGGATTTTTACATCAGGTCAACGCATCGTTGAATATATGCCGCGAACGGCTGAAGACGTTAAAATTGCTGATCAGGCAAGTGACGCAATTAATTTTGTCTTTAACGATATGAACCCAGGATTTCAGATCCTGTATAGTGCGTTTAAAGATGCTCTACTAAAAAAACTCGGTATCGTAACTTGGTGGGCAGAGAGCGAAGACCGCGTAATTGAAAAAGAATTTTCTGGATTGCTGGACGAGGAAATCACCCTTTTCCAACAGCAAAACCCAGGCGTTGAATTTCTTGATATTATAGCTGAGCAGATTATTCCCCCTTACCAGCAGACCTATACGGTGCGCGTAAGGCTGGTTGATCAGCAAAGAAAATATCGAGTAAGAGCTCTTCCTCCCGAATGCTTTATTTGCGATCGCCGAGCGAGAGACACAGATAAATTCTTCGATCTTGTTGGATATCGCGACCTTGTTACCGTCTCAGAGCTCATCGAGATGGGTTACAACGAGGAAGACGTTTTAGAACACGGCTCGCCTGGAGAGGACAATCTCTGGATCGCTCAAATGGAAGATTTTGAGCGTAATCGCGGAACATATTTTCCAACAGATAATGACGATCCGGCGCTCCGACGCGTAAAATATATGCGTATTTATATGCGTATTGATCGCGACGGTGACGGCATTGCGGAACTGCGTTGCATTGAGTGCATAGGCAGAGACTGCTTTGTTCTAAAAGATTACGTTGTAGATCACGCGCCGTTTGCGCTGTTTTGCCCAGATCCAGAGCCGCACGCAATCTTTGGTCACTCGATCGCTGATGTGACAATGGATCTGCAGAGAATTAAATCTCACGTATTACGCGCTACCTTGGACAGTTTAGCCCAATCAATCTTCCCTCGCACAGCAGTTGTTGAAGGCCAGGCGAATATTGATGATGTGTTGAATAAAGAGGTTGGCTCCATCATCCGTATGCGCCAGATGGGCGCAGTGCAGGATCTTTCTACGCCGTTTGTTGGTCAATCGGCGATGCCAATTATCCAATATTTGGACGAGATTAAAGCTCAGAGAACGGGCGTCACGCCTGCTTCTCAAGGTCTAGACGCCGAGCTTTTACAATCGACGACTGCAAGCGCAGTGAGTGCGCAAATCAGCGCAGCTCAAGAGCGGATCGAGATTATCGCTCGGACTTTTGCTGAAAACGGTATGCGTCAGCTGTTTAGAGGCTTGCTGAAGCTTATTACACAGCATCAAGACAAACCTCTGCTTATTCGTTTGCGCGGTGAATGGACGCCGATCGATCCCACTACCTGGGACGCGGATATGGACTGCACTGTGTCTGTCGCACTGGGCCGCGGTGATGATAGCCAGCAGATGGCATTCCTGACGACTGTTGCACAAAAGCAAGAGCAGATTATTCAAACGATGGGGATGGACAATCCTCTCGTTAAGCTCAGCCAATATCAAAACACCCTCGCGCAGATTGTAAGAAAAGCTGGTTATAAAAATCCAGACAGCTTCTTTTCTCCGATTAGCCCAGAGCAAGAGATGCAATTGGCTCAAGCTCAAGCTGCAGCCAAGGCAAATCAGAAAGATCCAAATCAGTTGCTTGCCGAGGTCGAAATGGCCAAGGCGCAGGCTGAGACTTATGCAAAATTGCAACAGCTGGCGATCGATCGCGCACAATTGCAATTGGATGCAGATCTAAAACGCGACCAGATGGAAGCGGATATTATCCTTAAAGCTGCAGAGATTGCAGCCAAGGGCGGTCAACAGGTTGATTGGCCTTCTATTATCCAAATGACGCGGCAACCTCGACCAGACGTTCAATCTCTCGCTCAATCACTGATTGATAATGAGAAGATGGCGAATGCGCAGGTGCTTTCTCAAATTGGTTTGCAGGGGCAGGGCGGTCAACAGCCGCAACCACAACAACAGCCTATGCAACAACCACAACAGCCTATGGCGCCCGCGCCTATGACGCCGCAATAGGTAAGAACTTAATTAATGGAAGAAGACATTTACCGTCTTGCTCGGCAAGCGGACAATATCCTCACGTCTGAAGCCTTTCAAAAGGCGATGAGTGAGCTGGAAGCCCAGACAATAGAACAGTGGGCGAATGGTCAATTTAAAACGGCTCAAGAGCGTGAAGAAGCTTACGGCTTAGTTCGTGGCGCGCGCACATTCAAAAACAAATTTGTAGCGATCATTGAGTCGATGAAACTCACGAAGGCACAAGCGGAACAGCGAGAGAAATTGTCTCGTCTCCACACGCCTGATCGCTGAGCAACCCAGAGTAAATAAATGTCTGAAGATACTCAGACGATGCCGGCAAGCGAAAGCACCGGCACCGTAGAGGAAGCTGCGTCCAAAATTGAAGCTTTGCTGTCGGGCAAAAAGCACGAGAAACGGCAACAGCCAGATGTAACGGTCACAGCATCAGAGGCGGCAACGGATGATCAAGATCAACCAGCTGCCGACGAGGATAATTCTGCAGAGACGCCGTTAGCTTCTGATGAAGATGACGACGCAGAAGACGCCTCAACACCCGAAAGCGATGAAACAGACGAAGGCGACGATCAGCCAGAACCGCTCTACACCGTTAAAATTAACGGCAAGGAAGAACAGGTCACGCTGAAAGAAGCTTTAAACGGCTATCAGCGCAATAAGGATTACACCGAAAAGCAAATGGCCCTCGCGGCTGAGCGGAAAGAATTTCATTCAACGCTGCAACAAGCTCAAGAGAGTGAGAAAATTTACTCTCAATTGTTGCCGGTGATGGTTCAGCGGATGCAGGCAACCCTGCCGCCGCCACCTGATCCGCGTCTGATTGATGAAAACCCTTCAGCCTATCTTCGTAGCAAGGAAAACTACGAGGCGGCTATGGCCGATCTGCAGGCGGCTGCGTCAGAAGCGCAGAGAATGCAGCAGAAAGATCAGGTCGAGCAGGCGCAAAAAATCAAAGCCTATGTGGCCGAGAATGCGTCGAAGCTCCCCGAACTTGTGCCAGAGTGGAAAGATCAAAAAGCTTACGAGCGAGATCGCCCAAAGGTAAGAGACTATCTCAGAGGTCGCGGTTTCTCGGATGACGAGATTAATCAGGCCTATGACGCTCGCCTTGTTGCGATTGCAGCGGATGGAATGCGCTGGCGCGAATTGCAATCAAAAAGCAAACCGCGTCCGAATGCCCCGCCACTTGAAAAAGCTTTGAAACCTAGTCCCGCGCCGGCTCAGCCTCAGACGAAGAGAAACAGAGACGCCTTTGAAGCTCGGAAACGTCTCGCCTCATCAGGCCGCGTTGAAGATGCAGCAGCGGCTATCAAAGCACTCTTGTAATAGGACTAAAGACTATGGCTACCGTAACTCGGTATGACTATTCTTCTTCAATCCGCGAGGATTTGGAAGATATCATTTACAATATCAGCCCAACTAAAACGGCTTTTATGAACAATGTTGGCCGCACATCTGCGGACAATACCTACCACGAATGGCAGACCGATATTCTTGCCGATGCTAACGGCTCGAATGCGGCAATCGAAGGCGCAGACGCTACTGATACGTCATTTACTGCTCCTTCACGTTGCGGCAACTACACGCAGATCTCCACGAAGACGTTAAACGTCTCTGGAACGTCTGGCGCTGTAGACGCAGCCGGTATGAAAACCATTGAGGCTTACCTCATTGCTAAACACGGCAAAGAGCTTAAGCGCGATATGGAAACCATCCTCCTGTCAAACCAGGCGGCGGTTGCTGGCGATGCTTCAACGGCTCGTAAACTCGCTGGTTTCCCAACGTGGATTAAAACGACTGCTCAGACGCCTGCTGGTAACGGCATCGTTGTAGGCACCGTAACCGGCCCAGCGTATTCTGGCGGCGCTTCTACGGTAAGTGGAGCACCAACGACTGCCTGGACGCTTACGAGCG